GGCTTTGTTGGTGGAAAATTAAAAGGTAATCTTAGAAGAAGTGAAGCTGTCGAAAGCAGGAGTTTAATTACTCTTGACTTAGATAACTTAGCTTATGAAGATGACACTAAAATTATAAAAACTCTTAATAGTTTAGGCTGTGCATATGCCGTATACAGCACTCGTAAGCACCAAACTACTAAGCCCAGAATTAGAGTTATTTTGCCATTAGCCGAAGATGTATCTGCTGATGAGTATGAGCCAATAGCAAGGAAGGTAGCAGAGTCTATAGGATTGCGTTATTGTGATCCTACTACCTTTCAAGCTGTTAGGTTAATGTACTGGCCTAGCCATTCTACTGATAGCGATTATGTTTTTACTTATGCTGACAAGCCTATGCTAGATGGTAAGGCAGTTCTTAATATGTATGCTGATTGGAGAGATGTAACAACATGGCCTGAAGTTCCTGATGCTCAAAAACATCATTTAACTTTGCTGAAGCAACAAGAAAACCCACTAGAAAAAGAGGGTATGGTAGGGGCTTTTTGTAGAAGGTTCAACATTTACCAAGCAATAGATGAGTTTTTACCTGGAGTATATGAACCCTGTGATATATCTGATAGATTAACCTTTGTGGGAGGAAGTACTACTGCTGGAGCTATTGTGTATCAAGATGGACTTTTCTTATATTCGCATCATGCCACTGACCCTTGTAGTCAAAAATTAGTAAATGCTTTTGACTTAGTAAGATTACATAAATTCGGTCATTTGGATATCCAAGCAGATATTAAAACTCCTGTGGCCAAACTACCTTCTTGGCTGGCTATGAAAGAATGGGTTTTTGCTAAGACTCCAGTTAATTCAGATTTACTTAAAGAGAGAAGGCAAAAAGCAATAGCTGAATTCTCAGTTTCTAATAATCCTGATGTAGATGCTGTTGATGGTGTATTAGTTGAAGAAGACGATTCTTGGACAGCAGGACTTGTATATAATGCTAAAGATAGTTCTAAAGTACTTAATACCCTTGCTAATATAATGCTGATTTTAAGAAAAGATAGAGAACTAAAATTTAAAATCTTCAAGGATATTTTCTCTTCAAGAATACTTGTAAGAAAAGATGTACCTTGGGATAGAAAATTTGAAGCTGATGATAGGTTATGGACTGATACAGATGATGCGGGTCTTAGATGGTATTTAGAGAGTACTTATGGAATCACGTCTACAAATAAAATTATAGATGGAGTTAATCTGATTGCAGAAGAAAATGCAGAAAATAAGGTTGCTACTAGAATTCAATCAACTTTATGGGATGGAGAAAAAAGACTAGAAACTTTATTTATAGATTACTTAGGCTGTGAAGATAATGTATACACTAGAGAAGTTTCTGAAAAATCATTAGTTGCCGCAGCTAAAAGAGCTATTTACGGTGGGATTAAATGGGATAATATGCCTATCTTAATAGGTCCGCAAGGTGTAGGTAAGAGTACCTTTTTAAAGATATTAGGTATGGAGTGGTATAACGATAGTTTGGTTAATGTGGAAGGTAAAGATGCTTGTGAATTAATCCAGGGGAGTTGGATTCTGGAAATGGGAGAACTTAGTTCTTTAAGAAAATCTGAAATGAATTTAGTTAAAAACTTTTTAAGTAGAACTGATGATGTCTTTAGAGCATCGTATGGGCGTAGAGCCCAAAAATATCCAAGAAGATGCGCCTTCTTTGGAACTGCAAATGATACTAACTTTTTAAGAGATGAAACAGGGAATAGAAGATTTTGGCCAATAGATTGTTTTATTCATAAGCCAGTGAAATCTATCTTTAATGACTTGAAAGATGAGTTAGATCAGATATGGGCTGAAGCTTGTGAACTTGCAAAAGATAAATCTTATAGTTTAGTTCTATCAAAAGAAGCCTTAGAAATAGCAATAAAAGAACAGGATTCCCATTCTGAAGATAACGTATACAAAGGAATTATCTTAGATTACTTAGATAAGAAAATTCCAAAAAATGCTTGGGATAGTATGGATCTATTTGCAAGAAGAACATATCTGAATGAATATGATTCCACAATTCTACAATATGATGAAAGCGATTTAATATTAAGAGATAAGGTTTGTGCAGCTGAAATTTGGGAAGAAGCCTTAAAAATGGACATTAGATATCTAAAAAAGAGTGATAGTGTTGAAATTAATAAGATTTTATCTTCTTTATTTCAATGGGAAAAAGTAAAACAAGCATCAAGATTTGGAAAATATGGAGTTCAAAGAGGGTATAAAAGAAAAATTGAAGCTTAAAATTTTTGTAACATTCTAGGTGTAACATTCTCAAAAATGTAACATTCTATAAGAAAGACTTGTAACATTCTTTTTTATTGTTACATAGAATGTTACATAGAATGTTACATAAAAAAACATTGGTATTATTAGTATTATTATATATTTGTAACATTGTAACATTCTTTTCTATATTAATATATAAAAATAAAGAAATTAAAGGGTATTTACGGTCTATAAAATCTATAAATCCTATATTTATATATATCTATAAGGAAAAAAGGGTGAGAATGTTACATCTGAGATTGGAGAAAATTCATGAAAAAAAGTGAAAGTGAAATTGAAGCATATTTAGTTAAAAGTGTAAAAAATAAAAAAGGCTTGTGTATGAAGTGGACTTCTCCAGGAAATGCAGGAGTACCTGACAGGATAGTCATAGTTCCTGGAGGAGATGTCTATTTTGTGGAATTAAAAGCAGAGGGTAAAAGAGAAGAACTGTCTCCTTTACAGAGAAATTTTATAAATAAACTTAAAAACTTAAATTGTGATGCAAGAGTTATAGCATCTTTCAAAGAAGTGGACGAGTTTATAGAGGAGGTGATGCCGAATGAAGTTTATACCACATGAATACCAAAAATACTGCATTGATAGAATGATATCTGACGATAAGTTAGGGCTTATGTTGGATATGGGTCTAGGGAAAACTATCATAACCTTATCCGCAATAGCTGATTTAAAATTTAATAGATTTGAAGTTGGAAAGGTATTAATAATAGCCCCAAAAAAAGTCGCAGAGGCTACCTGGACAGATGAGATAGCAAAATGGGATCATTTATCTATACTAAAAACATCTCTTGTTTTAGGGGGGCTACAGAAGCGTATAAAGGCACTTGCAAAAACAGCTGATATTTATGTCATAAATCGAGAGAATGTAACTTGGTTAGTAGATTATTATAAAAATGCTTGGCCATTCGATATGGTGGTACTTGACGAGTGGTCTAGCTTTAAGAATCATCAATCAAAAAGATTTAAAAGTTTGAAAGTTATCAGGAATAAGATAACTAGAATAGTTGGACTTACAGGTACACCTGCACCTAATGGTTTGATAGACTTGTGGGCTCAATTGTATCTACTGGATCAAGGTGAAAGATTAGAAAAGACAATAGGGAAATTTAGAGAAAGATATTTTGAACCAGGGCAAAGGAATAGAACTGTAATTTTTAATTATGATGCCAAGGAAGGATCCAATGAAGCCATACATGAAAAGATATCTGACATCTGTATCTCTATGAAAGCAGAAGACTATTTGGAACTACCTGACATAATCTATGAACAAGTACCTGTAGTTTTAGATAGCAAGGCTAAGAAGTCTTATGATGAGCTTGAGAAAAAAGCCATACTTGAACTTGAAGACACTGAAATTACAGTTGCAAATGCAGCGGCACTTTCTAACAAGTTACTTCAGTTAGCGAATGGAGCTATCTATGATGAGAATAGAAAAGTCTTTGAAGTCCATGACTGTAAGATTGAAAGATTTTTAGAGCTGATAGAACAGTTAAATGGGAAACCTGCACTAGTATTCTATAATTTCCAACATGACAAGGACAGAATAATTGAAGCTTTGAAAGACTCGAAATTGAGAATAAGACTTTTGAAAACTCCACAAGACCAACTAGATTGGAACAAAGGAGAAATTGATATACTACTAGCCCACCCAGCAAGTGCGGCTTATGGACTTAACTTACAAGCTGGAGGTAATCATGTGATATGGTTTGGGCTTAACTGGAGTTTGGAATTATATCAGCAAGCTAACAAAAGATTGCACAGACAAGGGCAGACAGAAAAAGTAATAATTCATCATTTGGTTTGTAAAGAGACTAGAGACGAAGATGTAATGGAAGCTTTACAAAATAAAGGCGATGTACAAGATGCACTTGTTGAAAGTTTGAAAGTTAGAATTAAGAAAGTTAAAGAAGCAAATAAGAAGTGATGCATATGAGAAAAATAAGAGTTGTACACAAAGATGGAGATATGCAAGGAATTACATTGATGTACTTAATTAATAAATACTTGAAAATTAATAGAGAACTATGGGGCCAGGAAAATATGGTTTTAAATAGTGATTACAAAGCTGTACTAACTAGGGCTATAAAAGCATCAGATAAAATCGTAGATAAATACAGAAAAAATATAAACTATAACGCAGAAAAAGAAATTTTGAAAGTCTTGAATGGGGTATTTGTAGCTTGCGAGCATAAAGAAACAGGAGATAATTTAGAACTTCTTAGGACTATGTTTTTTGTAATTATGATGCTTGGAACTATCAATTCGCATAAAAGAAATATGATAGGAGTAGTTTTGAAATCTATGATAACTGATGTGGTTAAGGCTTTTGAAGATTTTAAAGGTATGTGGCTTAGAGAAATTGATGATAGTGCAACAAGATTGGAGGAAGCTGGTGCATGTTGATGACAAAGAATTGTTTGATGTTTTAGTTTTAGCTATTATTTCGAGGAGGGAGCCGATGAGAAAATTTAAAGGAATATATTTTTACATAAAAAATTCCAGAGTTGAGAGAACTCAGGACTATGGAAATGATTTAGATAATGAAAGATATGATTTAGGGAATTATTTTTTATT